ATCCTTTATTCTTTTATCTTCAACTAAAGTTTTATGCTTCTTTATTTTCTAAGAAACCAAAGTCATCCGCTAGTACTTCTGTCAAATATACTTTTTTACCAGTTGGTTGGCCGTCTTTCAATTCATCATAATTACGTGTTGCAATTCTACCACTAACACTAACTTTATGACCTTTACGAACATGATTCGCAAATGCTTCTGCACGTTTACCCCAAATAACCACTTGGATAAAATCAGCTTCACGTTTACCTGTATTTTGGTTTACGAAGTTTTGTTGGACAGCTAAAGTTGTCGATGCAACTGGTTTCCCTTGAGGTGTGAAGCGTAATTCTACATCCTTTGTCGGTCTTCCTACTAATGCTACTAAATTCATTTTAATTTCCCACTTTCTTCATTATAATAGTTTATTTGAGGTTTTCCTCATAACAGCAACCTAATGTTTCGAGTAACAGTATACTACATTTATTATTAGGATATGTGATTTTAACTTTAAAGGAGGTAAGTTAACAAGAACGGTAATTATTTAAACTGATCTGTTCTCTATTCCTGTAAGTTGCTGTTATCAGGAAGGAAGTTTTTCTCTTCCTTAACTCTGATTTTATTATAGCATGTTCGACTCACTCTTACAAGCTATTTCTAAATTGTTTTTTTTCTTTTTAGTTCTGGTAAACTATAGAGAAATAATTTTGTGGTCTTTCCCACTGTCAGAAATCAAGAATCTAACATACATGAGTTAGCATGCATTTAGTCTCAAAGTTTTGGTTTACAAAGTTTTCCTTCTTTTATGTAGGTTATACACAACAATTATGGTTGCGAGTTTTTTCATCTTGTCTTTGATTACTATTTTTGATTGCAGTGTTTGTTCACTTCTTACTTAGTTATCAACGATGTAGAATATCTTTGACGATATCCGTCATGTTTATTAGTGACCTTTATGTTAGGTCTTAACTTAATTGTGTAGGTCTTTCCCTACTGTCAAAAAGATAACAACTATAATCGTTGTATTTGTAGTCTTTCCTACAGTCAATATAAGATTTGTTTTTATTTTATTTCTATGATTATTATATATTAGTCTTTCCTAATAGTCAACGAAAACATTTTTATTATTTAACCTTTTACCACAATACTATGTAGTAGGTTTTCCCTACCTTTTTATGTAGCTAGGTTTTACGTTCCTAGCAAACGGCTTTGATTACTCAGTGTTTTTAAGCATCACATCAGGTTTTAACGTGTTTATCCATTCACGGGTTTTAAGATGTAATCATCTTCTTTACAGTAACGTGTTTTCCTTCACGGGTTTTACTGAGCTTCACTTCGTTACGCATACTTTCGAACTAAGTTCTCACTGTGTGACTCACTAAGGTCTCAAGCATTTTCCTTTGCTAGGTTGGTTGTTACTTTTTCCGTGGACTCAAGTCATTTAACAGTGGTTTCCTTACTTCCACCCACCAACAAAACTATTTTTCAACACATTCAAACAAAGTTTTTCTGATTAAACCTTCATATGTTAAACCTTCTTTTTCAGCTTTATTTTCCAGTTTAACTTTTAAATTAATATCAATCATTTCTTTGATTTGTTTCATTGTTTCAGTAGTCATGCAAACCCCTCCCCACCAACAAAACATTATTTTAAAGAGTTTTTCAAAAGTGTTTTTAAATGAGGTTTATAAACATAATTCCAACAACTTTTTCTGAATTTAGATTGTTTCTTTTTACAACCAAATTTATACCATAATATTTTATTTACAGGTACAACTCTCATATAACCACCTCTTTCAAAACTACTCTTCTTCCTCACAACATTCTTCACAAGTCCAAACCATACAATTACTTTCTATAAAAGGATGTTCTTTACCACAACATTTACATTTCACATTCATAAAGTTCACCAACCCCACCAACAAAACTAATTTCTTGCGATACTAGCATTAGCCCACATTACACATGTTTCTAAATTAGTGATTGCAACTGACTTTTCACGAGAATTAGGACAAGTTGTTTCTATTAAATAAGCAAGTTCTTTTGCTTTTTCACGAATGGAATTATATTTTTCTGGTTGTCCTTCTTTTGGCGGATGATACGAGAAATTATTTTCAATCATAGAATTCATCTTTTTTCACCCCCTCTTTCTACTATTCACCTTTACAACATTCACACATAGGTGGTTCAACTGTATGAACAATCCAATTAAAAGGGATTCTTTCACTATTAATTAATTCACACATTTCACATAGATAAATATCTTTCCATTCTGCTGAATCATATTTTAGTAACATACAACCCCTACTCTCTTGGGACTTCAACTCATTCTCAAAAATAACGGGGTTTCACTTCGTTTCACCCTTCCTCTTACGAGGAGTTATTTGTTTCGTTATTCGTCTTGTCTCTTTGCTCTCCGAGGATACGGACTTTGTCCTTATCCAAGAGAGCTTTTTCTTTTCCCCCGAAAACCTAAGACCTTAAAAGATTAAAAGATTTTAAAGACCAAACATTCCAAAATTATATTTACGAGAAGAACGTTTATGACCTATTTTAAACCATAATATTTTATTGTAAGGAACAACTTTCATTGTTTCACCTCTTAGAAATGATAATTGAGATATCTGCAAATAGAATCTATAATCATGTAAGTTAACACTAATTTAACCAAACCCAAATACGTTACTTTCCTATTAAAAACTTCTTTCAATTCTTTCATTGTTTCACCTCTTAAAAGATTTTAAAGATTAAAAGATAAAAGATGAAACCAAACAATACAATGATAAGGGCATTTGCTATTGCTTTAAAACGATTAATTGATGGGTAACCTGTATCACCAAATAATTCATGAAGTATTTTCTTTTTCATTGTTTCACCTCTTAGAAGAAAAATTCTCTATCATCTAATATGCACCATATTATGAATGAGATAAAACAACCAAATACAACACCCATAATGAATTCCATTGTTTCACCTCTTAGAAATAAAAGAAGAAACCCAAGTTTAAAATCGAGTTTCTTCTATTATATTGTCAATTATGCTACGACTTCTTCTTCCGCTACTTCAGATTCAACTTGCTCATCTTCTTCTACTTTTTCAGCATTTGCGATAAAGTCTTCTACAGAGATGCGATATTTTGCTTCATCTTGGATTAAGTCAAGAACTAGAACGTTTTGAGTTGGGAATGCTTTACGGATTGATTTCAATGCTTTTTCTTGTTCGATTTTTCCTTCTTCTGTCATTGTACCGATAGCAACTACTTCTGTTCCTTGTAATTCTCCGATAACGATTTTTGTTGATGCGATTGTACGAGTAATAAATTTAGCCATTTTTAATTCCTTCTTTCATTTAGTTTTTATTTTTTATTTTATTGTTAATGATTTTAGTAACAAGATTAAAACCTCTCAAGAGCTTCTTTTTGAAGTTTGTTAAGTTGTTGTTTTCTTGTTGAATTAAATATAACATTTTAAAATTAGAAATGCAACTACTTTTATGAAATATTTTTAAGAAATTTATTGAAGTTAATTTGAAGACAAATAATATAGATAAAATAAATAATAAGAATCCACATATTAAAACCTCCATTTCTTGCTTCTTCTATTATATAGGAAAATTAAAAAGATAAAAACATGACAATATCGTGAAACCATTTGTAACAGATTAAATAAGAATAAAAATAATTAATCAAACAAAAGAAAATTAAAAACAAAGACAAATAAAAGAAAATCCATTTCATTATTTTCATTTTGAAATCTCCCCCTAACTACTTTCTTCTATTATATAGGGAAAATAGAAAAGATGAAAGATAAAAAGATAAGCATTAAAAGACAAATTTCTAGCACATATAATAGAAAGAAAATAAATAACCTTAAATTGTATCATAAAATCTATTAGTTCGTCAAGAAATAAATGTTGCAATTTGTTGAATCATAGTTTAGTATATAAATATAAGTCAGAAACGACTTACATAATAAGTCTAATGAGACTTAAAACCTAAGAAAGGATTGAGTATATTGAAATTAACAAAAGAACAAAGAAACGAAATGTTACAGGAACTTTTGAAAGGTTCGGCAGATGAAAAACGTGTGAGTGAAATTGTGGATTCTATTTCAGAAGATTATGCGGTATATGATACCAACTATGAAAAAACAGTGAAATTAAATGAAGACTTGATGACTTCTAACACAAAACTACGTGAGTCGAATGCGCATTGGTTTAATAAAGTAACTTCTCAATCACAATCAGAAGAGCAACAAAAAGAACAAGAGAAAGAAAAAGAGAAAAAAGAACGTACTTTAAGCGATGCTTTATTAGGAAAATAATTAACCTAAAAGCAAAAGCGACTGTTTATAATCAAAAGCGATTGATTGAATCTATTGAAATAAATTTTAATTTATGTAAAGAGATTCGAGAAAGAGCAAATGATTATAGGAGCGTTGCTAGATATAATAATGAATGTAGTAAGATATCAATCTTATTTCAGATAAATAACTTAATAAGAAAAGAGGAAATGAAATGGCTAAAATTAATATGAATGATGTTAATAGTTTGCTCGGCGCTGAAACAACGGCAGACACATTAAACATGATTCGAAATGAATTAGGTGGAGCGTATGCAATGGCGGTTCCAGTTGCAGATGAAAGAAATATTGGTGAAGTTGGTATCGGTATTAACTCGTTACCTCAACATCGTAATGATTTTTTAAATCAATTAGTTGACCGTATTGGGCTAGTTGTAATTAAACACAAATCTTTAAACAATCCACTTGGAAAATTTAAAAAGGGAACTATGCCTTTAGGATATACAATTGAAGAGATTTAACATAATGGGTCTCTCTAAATTCCTCTAATTCGGTGAACATCTCAAAAGAGACAATACCGAGCGAAGCCCTTCGAAGGGAACGTGTAACGACTAGTTGAAAGACGTACATCCAAGCGGATGGAAACGGGGAACATAATTTAAAAAATTATGAAGAGATAGTCTACTCTATATGGTGACATATAGCAGTTCATAAGAGAACGTGTTAACTGTAGCGAGGTTAACAGAATACATGGTATACAGATATCACAAAAGCGAAAAAGTTTGATCCATCTGATGCAGAATCAACTCTTTACAAACGTGAAATTCCTGACACGAAAGCATTCTTCCATCAACGTAACCGAGAAGACTTCTATGAGCAAACTGTATCTCAAGCTGAATTAAAAGCGGCGTTTGTTTCTTATCAGAATTTAGATAACTTTGTTACTGGTATTTTTGAAGCACTTTATAACTCGGCAGAAGTTGATGAGTACCTATACATGAGAAAACTTATTGATGAGTTTTACGCAAAAGGATACTTCCATCATGTAAAAGTTGAAGTACCTACAGATGAAGCGACGGGTAAAAAATTAGTTAAAAGTATTCGTGCAATGGCTCGTAAGTTAACACTTGGAATGGGTTCTCGTAAATACAATCATACTGGGGTACATACACGTTCTGAAATTGATGGTTTACATTTATTTATTACCGCTGATACGGAAGCGGAAATCGATGTAGAAGTTTTAGCAGCTGCATTTAATATGGGTAAAGCGGAATTCATGGGAGCTGTAACAGTTATTGATGAGTTCGAAGACCCTGCAATTCAAGCTGTGCTTGTTGATGCTGATTGGTTTATGTGTTATGACAATAACATTGAAATGACAAATGTTTACAATGCGAAGGGTTTATATTGGAATTATTTCTACCATATTTGGCAGACTCTTTCATGTTCAACATTAGAAAATGCAGTTGTATTTAGTACAGCGGATGTTCCTACACCGCAACCGCCGACGGCAACAGTTTCACCAAAAACGGCTAGTGTAAAAGCAGGAGAAACACAACAATTTACAGCTTCAACTGACCCTGCATCAGCTACTGATATTACTTGGGAAGTTGCAGGAAACACAAAAGCAGGTACTACAATTTCAACTAGTGGATTATTAACAGTTGATGCTACGGAAGAAGCGGGAGTAGACAAGTTAACAATTACATATAAAGGTAAAGTTAATGGTGTTGATGTAACTGATACAGCTAAAGTGACAGTTACTACACCCTAGTGAATATTATTTAAGGAGGAACGTCTAAAATGGCAGTCGTACCAGTAAGTGGGAGCAACGTCTTTTTTAAAAAAGGCGTTCCCTTTTCTAATGATTATAAAGCAACAAGATGGCATAGTGATATAAGTGAACAACAAAGTTATTTTAGTGGCAGACCAACGGTTCACACTATGACAGAAGTTACATTCGTTGAAAATGATGGAAAGACTTATGTTTCAACAGATGCAAGTATTGACGAGCTACGTGATGTTAGTTATATGATGTTTCAGAATGATCAATACAATAATAAATGGTTTTATGCTTTTGTTACAAAATTAACAAGAAAATCAAGTAACACAACTTACGTATATTTTGAAATTGATGTGTTACAAACTTGGTTCTTTGATTTTGATTTTAAACCATCATTTGTTGTAAGAGAACATTGTCCTTTATGGAACGCTGATGGTTCACCAGTCGTTAACACCATTGATGAGGGGTTAAACTATGGAACAGAATATGAAAATGTAAATGTTTCTCATTATATACCCAATAGCGGTGTCCGTTTCCTTGTTATTGCTACGAAAAGAGCGGTGCACGGAACAAATAAAGGAAAGGTATTACCTAGTATTGTTGGCGTTGGACAACCTTTTAGTTATTATATTGTTCCTTTTGTTGATAAAGACCAAGTCGTATGGGCTACAGTACAAGGAACGAGAAGTAGAATGTCCACTTTAATTGACACACTAGCAGGTCTTTATAAAGACACTGATTTCACAAACAATATAGCCACCATGTTTATTACGGAACAAACTGGATTATCTAGCCAGGTTACAGAAGGAGATTCTATAGAGATTGTTTTCGATAATCCCGACCAGATTTTAGAGCATGCTGATGCTGGCGAAGGTGTAAAAATGGTTTATGTGAGTAACGCTCCTCAATTCGTTGTGAAAACCGCAAACTTAGGTAATAAGTATGATGGGTATAGAAGTGTAAAAGAAAGTAAACTCATGATGTATCCATATACTGTGCTTACTATAGATGATATGCAAGGTAATAGAAGAGATTATAAAAACGAATACATCAATAGTTCTGATATTACGATTGTGGCAAAAGGTTCACTAGGCACTAGTAATAAGATTATGTATAGTTTAGATAATTATAATATTAATTCATCTAACTCTATGAAAACCTATTTAGTTGATGAATGGGGTTTACAAAATATCAACCCTAATGATGTAACAATTATTACGGAAATGATAGCATCCTATATTCAAGCAAATAAGAATACTTTAATCAATCAAAAAGACCAAATTATGTTGAATGGGTATGCTGGATTAGGTCAAAATGCTTTAAGTGGGATAGGATCAGCTATAGGCGGAAATACACCAAGTGGTAGAATTTTAGGTACAGCAAGTGCAGGTGTTTCAACAGTAAAAGGTGTTGGAAGCACTGTCTTACAATTACAAGGAATTGAGGCCAAGATTTCTGACATTCAAAACATCCCCCCACAGATTAACAAAATGGGAACGAATACGAGTTATGATGTTGGTAATGGTTTTAATGGTGTATTTATTATCAAGAAACAAATTAAATCTGAATACCAAAAGAAATTGGAAGATTTCTTTAAAATGTTTGGTTATAAAAAGAATGAAGTAAAAACCCCTAATTTCCATACGAGACAAAGTTGGAATTATGTTGAAACAAAGGATTGTAATATTGTTGGTAATTTTAACACAGAAGATTTAAATGAAATAAAAGCGGTGTTTGATAGAGGTATTACACTATGGCATACAGATGATATCGGTAACTATAATTTAAGTAATGAGGTGATATAATGTTTAATCAAATAAGTATGTATATGAATCCTAATATGATACAAAAGGATGTTGGTAATTTTTATTATTGGCATTATGCAA